TTGGACAGTTACAGGTGCAGAATCTGGAAATCAAATTACAATCGGTGGTTCTGGATTTACAGTAGCCAATACCACTAGTATCAGCGGAACAAAAACTATTGCAGGTGCAGCAGGAACAATCAAAACACAGTCACGTGCAGCAGGCGCAAACAGCGTTGTTCCAGGTGCAGCAGTAACAATTACACCTTGGGCAGCAGCGTCCTAATTTAAATGGCACGTATATCAGGTGGAGGAGCCGCTAAAGGTAGGAAAGCGGCTCTTCCGTCTGCACAAGAACTGATGAGTGCAATATCGGGGCAATTTTCAAGACCAGAACTATCTGGAATGTTTAAGGTTACAGGTCCGCAATACAAGGGACTTCCAGCCGCTCAATCGTACGGCGAGTTTGACGAGATCATATCTGTCATCAATGCAAATGACACTATGCAGTATTACGACCGTGCTGGTCAGTCATACAACAATTTAGCAATTGAAGAAGGCCCACAGAGTGGCGAAGATGATACTGCAGCAGAATTAACGGTTGTACCAACATCTACAACTAATCCACAACGTCCTCGTACAGTAGCCGCTGGCTATGACAAGGAAGAAAGTAAACTCACTGTAGTATTTCGTGATGGAACTTTTTACAACTATTATGAAGTTGACACAAATGAGTGGGCCGCATTTAAAGCCCGTGTTTCAAAGGGACGTTACATCTATCAGTACCTAGACTACAAACCTCGTGGACCTGCCGATGTCTCAAGCATTTCTCAGGCTGCACGCAAAGCCTTTTATCGCTTTAGTCGTGGCGCTCAGTTACACTACGGCGGCAAGCAACCAACAGGGAAGCCCTCCAAACCAAAGAAACCGTGATATGCCAAAGGTACACAACGTTGGTCCACTATTCGTTCAAGTAACTAAGTTCCCGTATAAATGGGAAAACAAGTTTGTTGTACGTGGATGGACACAAGAAATTGAAGAACCGTTTAGAACTTCCTCTCCTTTTATAGTACGCTTGCCAGGTTACAAAGCACTAGTCTTAGGAAAATGGACTGGAGTAAAAACTGAAGAAGAGGCACTCAGTGGTGCATTGGAAAGGCGGGAAGTGAGTTACGATGATTTTACGGAAGAAGCAGGTTGGACACCAGCCCCAGACACGGATCGAGAAGCGAGTAGCAACGATCTCTACCCCCGATTTGATCTCATGGATGGAGCAGTCAATGTACACAATTGGGAAACACATCTCGGCATGGCAGAGACAACAAAGTGAAGCAGATCTAGAAGAAGTACTCATGGGCGCAGAAGCGTTCCAAGCAATTGCTAGAGAACTAAAACGTCGCTCTCAAACAACTTTGTAATTAAGGATCCTGATGGAATACGATGATGAGAAGTTTGAGGAGATCAATCCTGAGTTCTATCAGCATGAAGAAAAACCCACTGAAGAAGAAATTGACGAACCTCTAGACGAATTATCCCAACAATTTGTTAACAAATTAGTTGACAAGATTATGGACTTTCTTAAGGTTCTTGTTGGGCATGATCTACACCCTTATCAGAAACCCTTAGCACGTCGTATTATTGAGTCAGTCATCATTAATGATGGAGAAGAAATTACGGCACTGGCATCACGTCAGTCAGGAAAATCAGAGACAGTTGCTGACACAGTAGCCACATTGATGATTCTTCTGCCACGTCTTGCTCGTCTCTATCCAGACCTCCTTGGTAAGTTTAAAGACGGTCTATGGGTTGGTTTATTTGCTCCAACTGAAGGACAGGCAGAAACACTCTTTGGTCGTACAGTTACACGTCTTACGTCAGAACAGGCGCTCAACATTCTTGGTGATCCTGAAATTGATGATATTACTGCTCGTGTTGGTGGAGTTACTCGTCAAATCAAACTGAAGAAGTCTGGCTCTACGATTACGATGATGACTGCTAACCCTCGTGCAAAAATTGAATCTAAGTCGTTCCATTTGATTGTTATTGACGAGTGTCAAGAGGCAGATGACTTTGTTGTATCCAAGTCCATTTCTCCAATGCTTGCATACTATGCAGGAACAATGGTGAAAACAGGAACTCCTACAACAAGTAAGAACAATTTTTATCGTGCTATTCAAATGAATAGACGACGTCAAACAACCAAGGGTAATCGTCAGAACCATTTCCAATGGGACTGGAAAGATGTTGCAAAGTTTAATGACAACTATGAAAGATTTATTAGAAAAGAAATGTTAAGAATCGGTGAGGAATCAGATGAATTTCAAATGTCGTACAACTGCAAATGGCTTCTTGAAAGAGGCATGTTTGTTACTTCGAGCATTATGGATGAGTTGGGCGACACTTCTCAAGAATTGGTTAAGATATGGCATAAAACCCCAGTCGTTGTCGGCATCGACCCTGCTCGTAAAACTGACTCTACAGTCGTTACTGTGGTTTGGGTTGATTGGGATCGTCCTGACGAGTTTGGTTATTTTGATCATCGAGTCCTTAATTGGTTAGAAATGCAGGGAGACGATTGGGAAGAACAGTATTTTCAAATTGTTAACTTTCTTAGTAACTATGACGTACTAGCAGTTGGGGTAGACGCCAACGGTGTTGGCGATGCAGTAGCCCAACGTTTAAAACTTTTATTACCTCGTGCAGAAGTTATGTCTATTACATCAAGTTCTAGCGAACAATCAGGACGATGGAAACACCTACAAGCGCTTATTCAACGAAAGATGTTGGCATGGCCTGCTCACGCAAAAACACGGCGCCTAAGAACTTGGAAGCGGTTTTATCAACAAATGCTAGATGCAGAAGTGCAATATAAAGGCCCTAATTTCCTTGTAGCAGCCCCCGATGAGTCATACGCACACGACGATTTTGTGGACTCTTTGGCTATTGCTTGCTCTCTTACTAAGGATTTAGTAATGCCAGAAGTTGTTGCTTCCAGTAATCCTTTTTTCTAATTAGCCACACAAACACCTTAAAAGGTAGGAAACTATCTACTAGGAAAAGGCCTTTCCAATTACATCCTTAAGGAGTATGTATGTCAATCTCACCAGCACCTCGTTTCCCAGAGCGTGCACCACAGATCTATGAGCGCAAGGGCGCAGACAACGTAACACGTCGTGGACCACTTCGCTTCGAAGAAGGAATCGCAACAGACACAGATGTCCCAAACGATTTCCAAACAGGAATGATGTCAGGTTCTGCAACAGCACCTGGTCGTCCAAACCGCAACGCACCAGTATGGCAAAAGCCTGCTGCTGAAACACTTGCAGAACGTGCACACGTAGGTTCTGCTTCATGGGTAGAAGCACCAACATATCTTGGTGAATTTGCACATGGAACAATGAACGACTACTCAGCCGCACAAATTGAGACAGTTGCTCGCTCAGGTGGACGTACACAACGTATGTCTCCAACAGTCGTAAACGACTAAGTTATTAACACCTGACTCCGCCCATGCGCTAGTGTATGGGCGGAGATCAGTCATCTACGGAGGAGTAGTAAGTGCGTAAACCAGCAAACCCAAAACTTTATGCGATGATCGTTGCACAAGCACGGGCTAAATATTCTTCCTATCCAAATCCTGGTGCATCAGCATGGGTACACAAAAGGTACGTACAAAGTGGCGGACAATTTATTGAAACGACTGAAGCAACACGTCGTGCAGGTATGGCACAAAAGAAACAAGATAAAGAAAAAAGCAAGCATCTTGAAGAAAAGAAAGACTCAAAGAAAGATGCAAAGAAAGATAAGAAGAAGTAATGTCATTTCTTGATTTTAGTCCGCCATCGTATAGAGCGGCATCAAGCGACCTTACAATTTCAATCTCTCCTCTTGGACTTGTAGAACTTGCTGACGAAGAATTTGAAGTACACGGTCCTCGCCTTAACCGCTACTCGCTTAACTGGGCAATGTATCTTGGACATCACTGGGGATATCGCCGTGAACAAGGCGAAATGCAAATTGCAGTTAACTATTACAGAGCATTTAATGATTATCTTTCACGTTTTACTTTTGGTCGTGGCGTTCACTTTCGTTCACCAAAAGCAACAGAAGCAATTATTCCTGATCGTCTAGAACGAGTATGGGAGATTGACAATGACAAGATGCGTGTCCTTCTTGAAATGGGACAGCAAGGCGGAATTACTGGCGACGTATTTGTAAAAGTTGCGTACGAAGAACCATGGACAGACTCCGCTAACCTATTGCACCCAGGTCGTGTTCGTATTCTTCCAATGAACTCATCTTTTTGTTTTCCTGAGTTTCACCCACACGATCGCACACGTCTACTACGTTTTAAACAAAAGTATCGTTTCTGGGGAACATCACTAGAAGGTACACGTCAAGTATTTACTTACACTGAAATTCTTACCGATGACATGATTGAAGAGTATGTCAACGATGAACTCATTGACTCACGCCCAAATCCTTTGGGTATTGTTCCTGTAGTTCACATTCCTAATGTTCCTGTTTCAGGATCGCCGTGGGGTCTCTCGGACGCACACGACATCATCACTATCAACCGTGCATACAACGAAATTAGCACTGACGTCGCTGACATCATTAACTACCACGCATCACCTGTAACGGTGATCGTGGGTGCTAAAGCCTCTAACTTAGAAAAAGGCGCTAAGAAGGTTTGGGGCGGTCTTCCAAAAGATGCTCAAGTCTTCAACCTAGAAGGCGGTGCACAAGGTATTGACGGAGCCTTGAAGTACCTAGAACTACTTAAGCGTTCAATGCATGAAATTATGAACATCCCAGAAACCGCACTGGGTCAAGTTCAGCCAATTTCAAATACTTCTGGTGTTGCTCTTTCTATTCAGTACCAGCCATTGATGAACCGCTACTCACAGAAGGTTGCTCAATACGGCAAGGGACTTGAAAAGATTAATGAGTTAGTTATCAAGACACTTGCAATCAAAGAGCCATTAACATTTATCTACAACCCAGAAGAAGATGGCCCAATTAAAGAGGGTCAATTAACTCAATTAGATCCTAATGATCCAATTACTTATATTAACTACGCTCAGTTCCCACAGCCACTTCCACTTGATAAGTTAATTGTTCTTAACGAAATCCAAACTAAATTGGGTATGGGACTTGAGTCTAAAGAAGGCGCTCTACGTCAATTGGGTGAAGAATTTCCCGAAGAGAAGTTACTGGAGATTCGCCAAGAACTTATGGCTGATGCAGAGGCTGATGGCGCTCTACAACTTATTAAGATTCAAATTCAAAAGCAGATCATGGATATGACTGGCATGATGCCTTGTCCTGATGGCAACTCAGCAATCCCAATGCAGCCAATGCAATTAGGTGATGGCGATGTCATGGGAGATGGAATGATGGGACCACAAGATCCTGCTAATCCACAGAACCCAGAAAGCCAAGAGACTAAGGGCATGGAAGTAGAAGCCGAAGCCCAGATCCGAAACAAACTTGTCACTGATGCCTATGGAACAAAAATTCCACAAAGGAGAACAGTAGACAAGGATTAAAAAGATTTCTGATGTAAAATCAGGATTTAACGAGACAATTACAGACAAATGTACTGGAATTATCTCTTAATAAACCAAGTGATACGCCGCAAGGCATTCGGACAACGACCCAAGAAATATAGGTGATTACTATGGAAAATACCGTAGAAGCCGCTGATCTATTGTCGCCAGAAATTCTGGCAGCAATTCCAGCAAATGAAAATCCAAGTGAGGTGAACTCTGTGTATAGCGCAGACGACATTGCAAAGGCTCGTGAACAAGAGAAAGCAAAGTTGTACCCACAGATGGAAAAGATGAGAGAAGAACTTTTATCTTTGAAGAAGGCCCGTGAAGAGCAAGCAACTAAGGAAGCAGAGCGTGATGCACGTGCTGCAGATGAAGTTGCTCATCGTGAAGCACTAAAGAAAGAACAGGAAGAATCTGAACTTTCTACAAAAGAACTCCTCGCTAAGAAGGAGCAAGAATTTCAGGCTTTATTAAATACTGAACGTCTTGAGAGAGAACGTGCTTTTGCTCTTCTAGAACAGGAACGTAAGTTCCAAGAACTAATGAATTATCGTCAGAGTCGTATGGAACAGGAACGTGAAAACATTATTCCTGAACTTATCGATTTAATCGACGGAAATACAGCAGATGAGGTTGAGCAGAGCATCGCTGGTTTGAAAGATAAGTCTGCTCGCATTTTAAATTCTGCACAAGCAGCAATGCAAAATGCTAGACAACAAATGGCAGGAACTCGTATTACGAATCCTGCCGCAGGACCCCTCGATAATGATTCGGATCAAAAATCGTACACACCTGATTCGATCAGGGATATGTCATTGGCGGACTATGCGAAACAAAGAGCCAAACTACTTGGCACTGCAGCCAGCAACCGTGGTCAGGGACTGTTCGGTTAATCCCCCACTCAACAACTAAGAAAGGACTTGACCTAAATGGCAAGTGCAATTACAGGTACTGGGCAACTCGCAGGAGCCCCAACCGCTTACTCAGGCTCGAACTCAAGCCTGAACCAAGCGATTCAAACAATCTGGTCCAAGGAAATCTTGTTCCAGGCAATGCCAATCCTTCGTTTCGAACAGTTCGCAGTTAAGAAGACTGAACTAGGAGTTGCTCCTGGTCTTCGTGTGAACTTCCTCCGTTACAAGAACTTTGGAATTGATCCAACACCTCTTACTGAAGGTGTTCGTATGACAACAAACGCTCTCACAGCAGAGCAAATTGCTATCACAGTTGCAGAACACGGCTACGCAGTAGCAGTTTCTGAACTACTACTTAACGCATCATTTGATGACGTTATGGCATCTGCTTCACGTCTTCTTGGTCGCCACATGGCACAGTACCTAGACGTACAAGCACGCAACACACTATCTGCTGCAACATCTGCTGTATTCGGTTACGACCGTTCAGGTATCGTTGGTGGAGCATTCACTAACTACGATGAAGGCGATGTAGCAACTGCAATTGGTGACCTTGATGGTAACTACAAGTTGACAACTGGTGCAATCAAGGATGCTGCTCTTACCCTTGCTGGTAAGAACATTCCTCGTTTAGGTGAGACTTACGTACAGTTTGTACACCCAAAGCAATCTAGAGATCTTCGTTCAAACCCAGAGTTTATCGAAGTAACTAAGTACGCTGCTCCAGGTAACTTCATGTTAGGTGAAATTGGTCGTCTATACGACGTAGTGTTCATCGAAACAACACAGGTTAAGAAATTGGCTGCATCTGGTACATACACAACTTCAACTGCTGTAGGCGTTCCTGCTTCACAGATTGAAGTTCCTGTTAAGGCTAACACAGCCCCAGGTTCAGGTGGAAACCCAGAGTCCGCAGATTTCACTGCAGAAAAGGGTTACCTAACATCAGCAACAGGAAACTCTGCAGATGCTTACGAATCAATCATGATTGGTGACAATGCATTTGGTCACGCAATCTCTCTCCCAGTTGAACTACGTGATGGTGGAGTTCTTGACTTCGGTCGTGAGCACGCTCTTGCTTGGTACGCAATCTGGGGTCTCGGTGTAATTACCGATCAGGCTATCGTTAAGGTTTACACAAACTAATAGCCCCTCTTTCCCGATGTTGTCTGGGAGCCATACTCCTTCCTTGGCTCCCAGACAATATCAAAAATCTAACTTAGGAGAATAAACACCGTGGCAAATACACAAACAAGTCCGCTAGACGCAACAGGCCGTGCAGCGGAAGCAGCAACAAAAAAGAATCAAGCAGAACTTAAGAAGCGTAAAGATGAAATCTCTATTGCTTCTCAGATTGAGGCAGAGAGTCTGGAAAACGACGTCTTTGATCCAAAGAAACCAGACGCACCACTTGTTCTAGATGAAATTGAAAACATTGGAGTTGGCACAGCCAACGACATGGTTGTCATTCGCACAATTACAGACATTGAAGACATGACTTACGGAGTTGGAAATACTTACACCTTTAAAGCAGGAGTTAAGTATCGTGTTCCAGCAAATTTTGCAGCGTATCTAGAAGAACTTGGATACATTTGGCGTCCTAACTAAAGAGTTAGCACGTCTACAGTAGTCCGACCCTCAACTGGTTCCCGCCCTCCTCCCAGTTGGGGGTTGGACCTTTTTTATTAGCGGTAATGCGGGATTATTGCACTACTAGTTTTCGGAGGTTATGTGGCTACAATCAGCAGCCTTGCAGATCGTTTGCGGTCTGAGATTGGCGACATTGGTAAATCATTTGTTTACCAGTTTACAGCCGATGGAATTACTGACCGTTACCTAGTCCCATACTCCCCTCTTGATGGTGCTGGCCTTATTGTTTACCTCAATGGTCTTGATGTGTCTTCTACAGTTGCTGTAGAAGAACAGACTGGCTACATTGTTTTTGATGATCTTCCAACAGAGGGTGACACAGTAGTTGTTGCTGGTAATTACTTCCGCTATTTTACTAGCGCCGAAATTTGCGATTATGTAAGTACAGCCTTTGAACAACACTCTGCGTATCACACTGATGCCTATGGCCGCACAGTCAGCATTATGAACCTTCCTACGTTGGAAGAGTACCCAGTTGTTATTTATGCATCTACGTTAGCAATGTATGCACTTGCTACTGATGCCTCTTTTGATATTGATATTACCGCTCCCGATGGCGTAATGATTCCTCGTTCTGAGCGCTATCGCCAATTAATGCAGATGATTGAAGTTCGCAAGCAGCAGTACCGTGAACTTTGTTCACAACTTGGTATTGGTCTTTACAAGATTGATGTCTTTACATTCCGCCGAATTTCAAAGACTACAAATCATTACATACCTATTTATGAACCACAAGAGATTGATGATCGTTCAACCCCAGTACGTGTACACCTTCCAATTCCTACTTATGGAAACGTTGAACTTCCTGTAACCACTGTTGTACAGGATCTTTACATCTATGAAGGAGACGCATATGAGTTCTCTATTGTTCTTGATTTTGAAGTAGATGACTACACACCACTTGCACAGATCCGTTCAGTTCCAGGTACCGCAATTGTTACGACAGAATTTACTGTAACAAAACCTGACGTAGGTACTGCAGACGGAGTTGGACTTCGTACTCTAAACTTGGCGCTGACAGGCGATCAAACACGTTTACTTCCTGGTACATCCTATTACGATGTTCAGTTAACAAACTTGGATAACGTCACACATACCTACGTTTCTGGAAAAATATTTAAGACAGCGGAGACCAGCCTATGAGCAGACAATACACTCGCCCAGGAACGGCAACACCTACCGCTGTCAATGATGTAATTAGTATTACCACTCCTCAAGGAACTTTGCACACAGACAGTTGTGCTTGCGATAGTTGTTCTGGAGGAAGTGGGTACGGACCACAAGGCGCTCAAGGTATTCAAGGACGTCAAGGAACACAAGGAGTTCAGGGAACCCAGGGAAATCAAGGAGTTACTGGAACAGGCGTACAAGGTACAACTGGTACTGGCGTTCAAGGTATTCAAGGTGTTCAAGGCGTATCAGGAGCAGGAACCCAGGTTCTTGCTTATATGCACACTCAAGGATCTGTAAGTGCTACATGGGTTATTGCACATAATTTAGGTTTTTATCCTAACGTTACAGTTCAAGACTCTGGTGGTACTATTTACGAAGGCGAAATTACGTACACTAATACGAACTCACTTACGGTCTCCTTCTCAGCAGCATTCAGCGGCAAAGCGTATTTATCTTAAGGAGATAAACCAATATGGCACGTAAGTTTTTAACACCGATTGATCTAAACAAATTAGAACTTCAGAATGCTCGCATTCAAAACCTTGCTTCTGCTCCTGCTGATCCAGTCGCTGGTCAAGTTTACTTTGACACCTCACTACACCTCCTTCGTGTATGGGATGGCACTGCGTGGACAAACGCTGGTGTACAAGGTACAACTGGTGCACAAGGCACCACAGGTGCACAGGGCACAGTTGGTACACAAGGATTAACTGGAACACAAGGTGCTGTAGGTTCTCAGGGAACTATTGGCTCTCAAGGACTTGTAGGTTCACAGGGAACAATTGGTAGCGACGCTCTTTGGAACTTTACTGGCGCTTACAACGGTGGCGCATCATACGCAGTTGGTGACGTAGCAACTAATGGCGGACAGACTTGGTACCGCATTAATGCTAATGGCGGAAATACTGGAGACACTCCTGCAGAAGGAATTTTCTGGACATTAATTGCTGAAAAGGGCGCACAGGGCACTGTAGGTTCACAAGGATTAGATGGCACACAAGGAACTGTTGGAAGCCAAGGTTTAGATGGTACTCAAGGTACAGTTGGCTCACAAGGTCTAGATGGAACGCAAGGCACCGAAGGCGCACAGGGAACTGTTGGAAGCCAGGGTCTTGACGGAACGCAAGGTACAGAAGGTTCTCAAGGTCTTGATGGAGACGTATACTCCACAACATCAGGAAGTGCATTAACTCTTGCAAGTTCTGGTACACAGACTATTTATCTTGATGGCGTTAATTTAGATTATTCAACTGGTCAAAATATTGTTATTGCTAAAAATGGCGACATAACAGAAATTCAATACGCTCAAGTTGTTACTTACAACAGTGGCTCTGGAGCGTTGTTACTGAACAAGGTTCGCTCTGTTGGAACTGGCGCAAAGAACGCTGGCGAAACTGCTGCATACTGGACAGTAAACCTTGACGGTGCTGTTGGTATTGAAGGCGCACAGGGAACTACAGGTTCTCAAGGCCTAAATGGAACACAAGGATTAAATGGAACTCAAGGCACTACTGGTTCCCAAGGTTTAGATGGTACTCAAGGTACTGACGGAACACAGGGAACTGTAGGTTCACAGGGCTTAGACGGAACTCAGGGAACAGACGGTACTCAAGGTACAACTGGTGCTCAAGGACTTGATGGTACTCAGGGCACCGATGGCACTCAAGGTACTACTGGTTCACAAGGTCTAGACGGTACCCAAGGCACAGTTGGATCACAGGGAACTGTTGGTACACAGGGAACTGTTGGAAGCCAAGGTACTGACGGTACTCAAGGAACTACAGGTAGCCAAGGTCTTGACGGAACTCAAGGAACTGTAGGTAGCCAAGGACTAGACGGTACCCAAGGTACAGATGGTACTCAAGGTACTGAAGGCGCTGTAGGTTCACAAGGTATCGTAGGTGCTCAAGGTCTTGACGGTATTCAGGGAGCAGTAGGTGCTGAAGGTTCATTCGGCGGTATCACAGTTCCTTATTACTATGATGACGTTACAAGTATGTCGGACCCAGGCGACAACAATGCTCGCTTTAATAATGCCAATAAAACTTTAGTTACACACATTGCATTGGATGATAATCCTGTAGATGGTAACTACGACGTCTCTAACTTCTTAACAACTATTGATGACTCAACATCTACCATCAAGGGTCACGTAAAAGTTTCTAGAAAATTTGATACTGCTACTTTTTATCTTTACACAATTTCTGGTGTTACAGATTCAGCG